AGAGAGTTGGGGCGAGTTGGGGCGGTTTTTTTTTTTTTTCGGCGGGGGCGTGACGTCTCGGTGACGTCATAGGCGCGCCTGAGTGAGGGCGCGCTCCCTCGCCCCGCCCTCGTACGGATGTACGAGGGGGCGGAGGTGGGAGGGGGGGGAGGTTCCCCTCCCCCGCCCCGAGGGGGAGGGCCCCTGAGGGGGGGCGCCCTGAGTGCAGTCATCGTGACGCCACGCCCCCCGCCGAAAAAAAAAAAAAAAATGCCGCGTTTTCGCCCCGAAGTTGATCTTGAAGATTTTTCAAGATCAACTTCGTTCAAGATCAACTTCCGAAGTTGATCTTCCCGAATTTCCATGATCAGGAGGACCCCATGCCCGAAACCCCCGCCCCCGCGCCCGACGCCTGGAGCTGGCGCGTGTTCAACGTCTGCACCTGGACCGAGATCGCCGCCGAGACCGCCGTGACCCGCGACCAGGCCACCCGCGACGCCCAGGCGTGGCTGCTCACCGAGGCCGCTCGTGCCGACAACGACGAGGACGCGACCGCCCTCGACCACGCCGCCCAGGAGCTGAACTACGCGACCACGGCGATGGTCGCCCGCCCGTTCGAGTGGGAGGTGAGTGTGGTCGAGATCGCCCCGCCCGCGCCCACCTCGCCCACGCCGACCGCCGAGTTCTGGTCGCTCACATGCGACGGCCCCTGCTGCCAGCAGGAGGCCACCGTCCGCGAGACCGACCACTGGTTTCCCGCCGACCCGAAGGATGCCGTCTGACCCGCCCACCCCCGCCGCCATCATCCTGTAGTACACTTGTAGACAGTACCGCCCCGGCCGCCCGGCCGGGGCACCGCCCTGCCCCGAGAGGACCCCGCACCATGTCTCACGAGATCACCACCCGCGACAATCTGTTCACCGTCCGTGAGCCCGCCTGGCACGGGCTCGGCGACGTGCTGACCGACTACCCGAGCCGCGCGCAGGCTCAGGCGATCGCCCACCCGTGGGAGGTCCAGCAGGAGCCCATCTATCGCCGCGTCGTCACGGTCACCGAGGACGGCCCCGTCGAGACCTTCACCGAGATGCCGGGATGGCTGCTCAACTCCCGCGACGACGACCAGGAGCCCCTCGGAGTCGTGACCGACTCGTACGCGCCGGTCACGAACACGACCCTCTACGACATCGCCGAGGCGATCGAGGGTGCCGCCGACGGCAGTGTCCGGTTCGAGACCGGCGGCAGCCTCAAGGGCGGCCGGAAGGTCTGGCTGCTGGTCCGGCTCGACGAGCCGCTCCTGCTCCCCGGCGACCCGAACGGCGCGACGATTCCGTACTACGCCCTGCAGAACAGCCACGACGGCTCGGGCAGCTTCCGGGGGCAGGCGACCATGACCCGAATCGTCTGCGACAACACGGCGCAGATGGCGGACCTCGACGCACAGGCGAGGGACATGGAGTTCGTGTTCCGGCACACCTCGACCATCGCGGAGCGGATCGAGGACGCCAAGAACGCGCTCGCCGGGTGGCGAATGGCGATCACCGCCTGGCATTCGACCGCCGACCGCCTGGTCGAGCTGGCGCTCGATGATGACCAGGTCGAACGGTTCGTGACCGAGTTCATTCCCGCCCCGCCGCCCCACGCGGCCAGCGATCGGGTGATGGCGAACGTCGAGGACGCCCGCAACCAGCTCCGGTTCATCATCTCGGGTCCGACCTGCGCCGAGATCGAGAACACCGGCTGGGGCATGGTTCAGGCGTCGATCGAGTACGGCCAGCACTACCGCAAGGCGCAGTCGGGCGAGTCGCGGTTCAAGCGCGCCTACCTCGACAGCTCGATCCTGACCGCCGACGCCGTCGAACTCGTCCACGCGATCGCCCGCGGCTGATCGCCCCACCGCCCGGCGGCCACTCGGCCGCCGGGCACCGCCCCCCGACCCCATCCCTGAGAGGAACCCTCATGTCCGGCAAGCAGGAAATGACAGCGATGCAGCTGGCCGCCCTGGCGGATCTCTGCCAGCGGTATCACGTTCGGTTCGATGCCGAGAGCTATCACCCTCAGTTCGATCTGCCGCCCGGCTACGTGGCGGGCTGGATCGGCACGCCCGAGAACGGCATCTTCGTGGGCGTCTCGCCGGAAGGCCGGATTTCCTCATGATCACCGAGACCACCTTCGCCGTCACGCGCACCTTCCCGAGCAAGGACGGCTCCGCGGTGATCGAGTTGGTCACCGACCGAACCGGCAACCTGCACATCGTGCGGGGGCGGCGGGCCGGTGCCACCGAACTCCTCGTCCGCAAGGTGTTCTCCAACCTGGACGAGGCCCGGGAGTTCGCCAACGCCCTCTGGGCCGCGCCGGCCCCGACCGCCCAGGCGGTGGCCCGGCCGACCGCCCTCGACCGGACCGGCGGCGGTGACGCCGTCGCCACGGCCCGCCGGGTGCAGTCGGCGGTTCGGGCGGGTACCGAGGCCCCGACGGGTCGGGCGGCGTCGGTGCCGGCCGGGCACTACGCGGTCGAGTACCTGGGCGTGCTTCGGTTCTACGCCGTGGTCGAGGGCAAGGGCCGGTGGGAGGGCCGGACGTTCGTGAACCGCTACCACTCCGATGACCTGCTCGACGTGCGCCGCACCGAGGCGTTCGCCGTGCGGGCACTGATCGCGGCCGATGTCGAGGCCGCCGGTCAGCGGTTCGCCGCCGAGTTGACCCGGTGCCGGCGGTGCGCCCGGATGCTGACCGACCTGGCGACGGCCGAACGCAACGGCGGGTGGGGGCCTGAGTGCGTCAAGAAGGTCGGGGGCTGAGTGGGCACCCGGGCCACCTATCGTAGTACGTCCGTGGTACAGTGGGTACCACAACGACCACCCACCAAGGAAAGGAACTCCCACCATGACCGAGACCATGCTCGACCGAGAGGTGATCGAGGCCTACTGGCGCGGTCGGATCGACGAGTTCGACCGCCAGCAGACCAGACTCCCCCGCCCCGTCCGGCCCTGCCCGTGCGCGTGCAACCAAGGCGGATTCTGCGGTGGCTGCGGTCACGCCGGGTGCGGCGGCCGACGCCCGTAACCACCGGCGAAACCCCGTGAGGGGTCCGCCGGGCTGCCCATCCCGGCGCTGATGAGCCTGGGCATCGAGTGAGAGGACTCGACATGAATGGAGCCGTAGTGGGGCTGATCGCCCTCGCCCTGTTCGCGCTGTGGATCAAGGTCAGCGCGAAGTGGGGGCTGAGGTGAGCGAAGCGATGAAGGAGGCCGCCCGACTGCGCCGGGCGTTGAAGAAGAACCGGGCGTCGGGCTGGCGCAATGGCACGGTGATCCGGTTTCGGCGAACGTGGGTGCACAGCGACGACCGACCGGGTTTCAGTGTCCGCAACCCTCGGACCTACACCTACGCGGCCGTCTGGATCGAGGCCACCCAGCGGTGGTACGTCACCGGCAAGGGTGCGGCCGACGCGCGGGAGTTCGATACCCAGCGACTGCTGAGCTACCTCAACCAGCCCGAGACCAGCGACGTGCGGCTGGCGACGGCATGGGAGCGGATCAAGTGAGCGACGCATCGGCACCCGGCGGTGCCCCGGTGACCACGACACGACGCTCGATACTGGCCCTGGTCGCGGTGGGGCTACTTGCCCTGGGCGTCGGGGTGATGGCCCGGAGCTGCGCCTCGTCCGCCGATTCGATCACCGGCTCCGGTACCTACGAGGTCGGGGACGACATCGTGGCCGGTTACTGGGCGGCCGCGAAACCGACCGGCGCCCGGCGGGACGGGCTCTGCACCTTCTCGGTGTGGCTCGGGGACTACCGGCTCGTCACCGGGATGGAGGCCGCCGCCGTCGGCGGCATCTCGCTCAAGGACGGGCAGACCCTGATCACCAACGACTGCGGGACCTGGAGCAGGCGATGAGCACCGCCACCGAAGAAAGCAGTGGGCTGGTACTGGCGGTCCGCGTCGGTGACGGCCCGGACCCGAGAGAGGAGATGGAATATGAGCGCCCCTACCCGGGTATCGGCGAGGGCTACTGCTCGAACTGTCGAGGGGCGGCACGGGTCCCGCGTCGTGACCTCGTGGTCATTCGCAAGGCCACCGAGCGGGAGGGCGGTGAGCTGGGTTTCCTGGTCTCCAAGTGCCCCAAGCACCTGGACGTCTGGCGGTCCTACCACGAGGAGCGGGGCATGAGCCGCACCTCGCGGGCCGGTATCCGGCGCCGGTGCGCCTGCGGGTGCGGTGAGCTGACCGCCCGAACCTGGGTGCAGGGCCATGACACGAAGGCCTTGCACGCGGCCCTGCGCGCGCTCGGCTGCGTCGATCCGGTGACCGGTGAGAGCGACGTCGCGGCGTTCGTCTCCGCCGTTGCGAACGGCCAGATCGTGGCCGCCCCATGAGCTACCAACGGGCACATAACCTCTCGGAGCTGACCGAGGGGGCGCCGCATTGCCGGGCCTTCGGGCACCACTGGGAGCACGTCACGCACAAAGGCGGCCGGGTCAAGGGCTGGGCGGTCACCATGACCTGCCCGACCTGCGGCACCCAGAAGCTCTTCCAGCTCTCCCAGCGCGGGGAGCTGACCGCGCCCCGGTACATCTACCCGGACAACTACCTCGCCAGCTTCTTCATCGGACCGGAAGAGCGGGCCGCGTTCCGGTTGGAGGCCCTCGGGCTGCCGACGGCTCCCCTGCGGTCCATCGAGGGAGGGAAGGCGGGATGACCACGCTGACCTACGTCACCTTCGCGGTGTCGCGTTTGGAGGAGAAGTGACCCACCGATCTATCGTCGAGCGGACGTTCACCGTGGACCAGGCCCTGCTGATCGGGGCGCAGTGGCGCTCGGCCGTGCGGACTCGGGACGACGTGCACTCCCCGATGCCGGTCACCCGAGAGGCCATCGGCTGGGTCGCCATGATCGAGGCGCAGCTCTTCGTGGTGGTCCTGCCGTGCCTGGTTTGTGGCCAGGAGTTCGGAACCACGTTCACCGCACCGCAGATGGCCGAGTGGTCGGTCCGACCCCGCGGGGTCTGTGGGCAGTGCGCGGGAGGGGAGTCCGAATGACCGACGACACCCTCATGGACCTGAGCGACGACACGGTCTCGATCAAGGCGAACGTGGAGGACCTGATCGTGCGGCTTCGGCCGCACCTCGACCGGAGCAGCGGGTTCGAGGAGGCGATGCTGCGCGGGACCGTCTCCCTGCTGCAGGGCGCGATACCGCACATCGAGGAGGCATCGAGCTACCTCGACTCGATCCTGGCCGGCCGGCGGCGTGGGCAGCCGGAGGCCGAATCATGAGCATCTGCCGGTACTGCGGCCACGATGTCGTCTGGATCAAGCGGCCGAACACCGAGGCATTCTTCCCGCCGTTCGAGGACAGCGAGGCCCTCGGTCGGCTCGACTACGAGGTGGCCTGGGACAGCGAGACCGGTGACTGGCGGGCCACGCCGGCCGATCGCTCGCTGACCGTCAAGCTGGCGCCCCATCGGTGTGAGGCCCGTCTGCAGAAGATTCAGCAGGAGCGGGCCGAGCGGGACGCCCGGCACGAGCGCGTCATGCGGGCGCTCGCGGCCGGGGAGGCCGAGTCGATCGAGCCCGAGCCGGCGCCGGAACTGCGGATCGAGTACATCGAGAAATGGCGGGACCCGCCGCCCGAGGCATATCTCAAGATCGCCCGGCGGCTGGCCCTGCCCTGCCCCACCTGCGGGGCCGCGCCCCTGGACTGGTGCACGTACAAGGCAGAGGGCGGGCAGACGAGCCAGCTCCACGTCAAGCGCCACCCTCCGAGGGAGGACGGATGACCGAATGGTGGGGGATCGCGCTGGTCGCGGTCTCCTCGTTCGTGGCCGGGGTGATCGCCGGGTGGCTGTCCTGGCGAGCGGGTTACCGGGCGGGCGAGCGGGCAGGCATGGCGATGTACCGGGAGCATGAATGAGGAGGAACGAGTGACGACAGGCCACTTCGACGAGATGATCCGGCGGCCGGTGAACCCGGAGCTGGACGCACTGCTGCGGGATACCTGGCTCGTCGCCGCCAAGGTATTGCGGGACCAGGTCACCGAGGCCGTCGAGGGTGATCTCTGGGGTACGTATCCCGACATCGGTGAGGATGACTGGGCGATGGTCCTTGCCCAGCTCAACCGCATGTTCCCACCGATCCCGGCACGCCTGATGAGCGAGGCATACGAACGGTTGGCCGATCGGGCGGTGAAGTCGGGTGCGGTCGGGGACGGGCCGTGGGAGGACGAGGGCTCGGGCTCACCGACGATGACCACGGTCGACACCGGAGGACTGACATGAAGCTGCCGCACAGAGCTAGGACAGGATGAGCGCGGAGCACCTCACCGGAGAGGAAGAAAAGCGATGTCGCTGCGGAACATCATGATCGAGCTGGTAGACGAGTTCTTCACCAAGGCAAACGAGGCGACTGAGCGGAGGTCGTGGATCGAGGCCCGGGTCTACCACGACGCCGGCAACGCCCTCCTCGAAAAGCTGGGAATGCCGACCAGAGAGGTCGGTAATGGCAGCGCCGATCAATAAGTGGAGGCGCGCGTCCGGGTCGCGTCGAGGAGTTACGTCGTCTCTGGTGGATGGGGCCCTCGTGCTCGGCGCGACCATGCGGCTGACCCGGCTCGTGGTCACCGATGACCTCGGGGCCTGGCTGGGCAAGGATCGGGCCAAGCGGTGGGCGGCGTCCCGGCGGCCACAACTCCCGACCCTCACCCATGCCCAGGGTCCGATCTACGGCGAGGCGTGGACCTGGCGGGACAAACTGGTCTCCGGGCTCGACTGCCCGTTCTGCGTCGGCACCTGGATCGGCTACGCGGTTCTACTCGGCACCGTTTCCCTGCGCGAGGATTCCCGGCTCGGCCGCGGGTGGCGCTTCGTACTGACCGGATTGGCGCTGAACGAGGTGGTGGGTCACCTGGCCGCCCGGCTCGGGGATACGGCGGAGTAAGTGGTCACCGAGCGGCCCTGGGCCAGTGATCGAGGCACAGGTGCCAGGGCCGGCTCGGTGGTGCGGCCGATGAAGCCCAGGGGGCGCGGTGGAAGCCAGGCCCGTTGTGGGTCAGAGACCGGAGCCGCAGCCTAACCCGACTCCGGGGGCCGGGGCAGTCTGGGCGTGGGCCGAATCGGCAGCCCTCGGCCACGCACCCCGAGCCGGGACCGGGCCATATCGGTCCGCGCGAGGGCGGCCATCCGCCCGGGGCCGGACAGCGACGCAGACACCGCGGGCTGGCCGGAATCGTTGCGGCCACCGGAGACCAGGGCTAGCCGACCGGGCACGGTGATCGAGCCCGACCCCTCCCGCAGCTCGGTCAGGGCCTGGGTCAGCGCGTCCACCTGGTCGTCGGCCGCGTCGTGCGGGAAGTTCCGCAGCTCGGAGAGCAGGTCGGTCACCCACTCGTTGCCGGGGTCCGTGGGGTGCGGCAGGTAGACGTGGCCCGATTCGACCTCCGGGGTGATCGAGCGGGCACGGGCCTCCTTGCTCGTCTTCGGGTTGATGGCCTTGAGCCCGGACAACTCCCTTCGCAGGGTGTCGATGATCGCCGGGCCGTTGGCCTTGTCCTCGATCAGTCGCTGATGCACGAGGTGGCCGCACGGGCTGTGCATCGGATCGAGCTGGTTCGACCAGACCCGCATGGCCGCGATCGTCTGGGTGAAGCTCCACCGCCCGCGCTGCTGGGCGATCAGGAACCGGTCGGGACCCAGGCGGCACCACCGCTGCCCCACGACCCAGTCCGACGAGGCCGTGCCCTTGAACGAGGCGTCCCATGAGTCGACCCATCGGGCGCCGGACAGGTCGCGCATCGGGTCGATGTGCACCACCCGGCCGTCCTCGGTCACCTTGGTCGGGTCGGTCGTCCAGTACTGCCACCACCCGGTATCGAAGATGACGCCCTTGGCCGGGGCCGGCCGCTGCTGGTACATGGCGCTGAACGTGTAGGTGCCGACGTTGGCCTTGATGTCCGCCCACCGGTCCAGCGCCTGCTCGGTCGTCTCGTCCAGCAGTGGCGACAGCAGTGGTTCGCCCGGCTCACGGCCGAGCAGGTCGGGGTCGGACGCACTCGATGCGGACAGCGCCGGCAGCCGGATGCGCTCCCACTCGGTCGGGTCGCCCTCGTGCTCCTCGCTCAGTAGACGGCCGACGAAGTCGTCCTCGTGCCACCGGGTCATCACCACCACGATCAGGTACGGCGGTTCCAGTCGGGTCTGGGCGACCGAGAGCCACCAGTCCCACAACGACTGGCGCAGGATCGCCGAGTGCGCGTCGATGAAGTCCTTGTGCGGGTCGTCGATGATCAGGACCTTGGCACCACGACCGGTGAAGGACTCCCGGATCGAGATGGCCAGAACCTTCCCGCCCTGGACCGTCTCCCACGACGACGCCGCCCCGGCGTCCCGGGCCACCTGGACCGGTTCCAGTCGACCGCCCTCGACCCAGCGCCTGATCTGCCGACCCCAGGTCGTCGCGAGCTGGCCGTCGTGCGAGGTGATGGCGATGGGCCAATTCGGATGCCGGCGCAGCATCCAAGCCGGGGCCACCAGGGTCGCCAGGGTGGTCTTCCCCGAGCGCGGCGGCATTTCCACGATGAGCCGCCGGGACCGGCCCTCCTCCACGTCGTTCACCGCGGCGACCAGCCGGTCGGACAGATAGCTCAGGTGCGGCCGGACCCGGAACCCCTCGTCCAGGGCCAGGGCCTGGTCGAGTGGATTCGCGGGGGCATCCGGCCCGGCCACCCCGGACAGTGATTCGAGCAGGGACGCCGCCGCCAGCGGGCTCATGTCCGCGACCAGGGAAGCGACCTCGTCCGCGGTCAGCGTGGCCAGTAGCTCGCGGAGGTCCTCGGTGTCGTTCGCCACGGCTCAAGAGTGCGGGGGCTGGGCGGTGCGGGCAAGGATCGAGAACCACTCGGCCCGGGCACTGGGTTCGTCCCGGAACGCGCCCCGGGTGATCGAGGTCGTCATCACGGCCGGGGTCCGTACTCCGCGCATCGCCATGCACAGGTGGACCCCCGAGGCGGTGACCGCGACATGCGGGCTGCCGGTCGCCTCGCTGATGTCGTCCGCGATCGTTGACGCGAGCTGCTCCTGCGTCGTCGGCTG